AAGGTTTTAATGTAATTGGGTTAGATATATTTTTAGAAGTTGGCGCGAGTCCCGCCACACTGTAAATAAAGGTTTGGTCACCATTAACTATTTCAAGGTCATAATCAAGTGACCCTCCCGCCTCATTTATTAATCGTATCTCTTGTGTTTCAACAGATTGCCAATTACTATCATTCTGCATTAAAACAGTTACTCTATATGTTGCATGATTTCCAATATTTTTAATCCTTAAATTATATAAAGTGTTAAATACTTCTACATAATTTGGAGTATTCCAATAGTAAGGAGTAGCTGTATCTATCTCGCCTGCAGGAACGTCTGTTCCATATTTACCTGTGATTGCACTTGGTCCTAATATATATTCACCTAAAGTATTTTCTATACCTTCAACATACATATGTTTAATTTGTGTTGTTTTGGTAGTAATAATATTATTAGAACGATTTTTACAAATAGTTTCTTTTTGTACATCAGGTTCGTCTTGATCAATATAATAATTATATTGATTTATATAATAATTATATCTTTCAATACAGGTTGCAAACCCTGGATGAGCGTTTAAATAACTAGCTACGGCTGTATCATCTATATTTTCATTATCTTGAGTTTGATCCCACTCAGGTTGAGATAAAAGTATATCTTGAGCATTTGTTTCAGGAAGCGGTTTCTCGATTCCCGCTTCATCAATCTCGGTCCAAATATATCTAACCGCATGCCCGCTTACTCCAAGCGTTCTACTTACGTCAGGTGTGCTTTGTCCTGCGACATCTTTAAACAATCCCGCTGTAATAGTAGTATAACCAGCTCCATTATGAAATACATTTTCTCCGTTTGAAGTCTTTAATTTTAAATAATATCCATTTAAATTATAAACTTCAATGATAGCTTCATATGGGGTATTTTCATATACTATTACACATTTTATTCTACTTGTTCTACCAATACAAATACTCTTCATTAAATTTAAATTAATAGAAGGATTCCATTTTAATTCAGCACCTTCTCCTGAAGCAGTATCAGTAGAACTAATAGTATAATTATTTTTTATATCATCAACTGAAGTTGCATTTGCTTTTTTAGTTATATTAGAAGTATTTAAACAATACCAACCTTTTCCAGTCCATTTATTATATTTAGTATTGCTAATATTATTAATAGAGCCATCTTCTTTAGCCCAATAACATTCTAATTTATCAGCGCCTTCTTCAACAGGATTTCCATCTATTCTTAAAACTCCTCTAAACTTAAGCTTTTCACTTAATGGACCATCCTCTTCAAAATAGTAACCATCTTCCGCAACAATTTCAACTTTATATTTATCATCATTAGTATCATATAATTTAGTTGCTGGATGTAAAGTTACATCAGATATAAATATGTCTTTAAAATGGTCTGGATTATCATCATCTTGAGCTTTTTCTGGAAAAGATTCAGTAAAAGCTTCAATTCTTACAATTTCAACAAAATTTTCTTTTGGAATTTCCCAATAATTATACTGAGGAACAAAAGAAGAAAAATTAAAAGGAGAGCCAGTCATGTTAAAAGTATTAATTTCATATGTTCTTGGAGTTTCTTCTCCTTCATATTGTATAAATAATCTAATACCATAATTACCGCATTTACGATATTCTTTTAAATTTGTTTTAAAACTTGCTCCAAAACGAATATACCCGCCGCCCGCGATAATATCTTGCTTTTGATTTTTACTTGTTATAGTAATAATATTATTATTACTATTTTTATCATATAATGATAATATATTATTATCATAACTTGATATAGCAATAGAAGAATTAACTTGTATCATATTTTTACCATTCTTCATATATTGCTGATCACCATCATAGCTTGTAATAGAAATCTTTTGAGAATTATCATTAGTAGCAAGCCCGGTGATAAACATTCTATTTTGCATATTATTACCTGGAACAAGAACATAAACACTTGCGCCATTTATATATGTAGAACTTTTATCTTGCGCGTATGCGGTAAAATAGCTGTTTTGATATTTAATTTTATATTGTCCAGCGGTTGCATCTGAACAAAACTGAATTGTTGCTAAAATAGTTCTGTCATATGCTGCTTGATTAACAGACTTTTCAGCACTTCTTTTAAATGTATTAATTAATACATTCTTTATGTCTTCTTTAGACATATTCTTTGAGTTGTCAACTCGTGTCGCCATTTTAGCAAACCTCCTTGTTTCTCTTTATATAAGAATATAAAAAATACTTATATTTTTTTAATCAGTTTTGACCAATAAAAAAATGGAGTTACTATTTTCATAGTAACTCCATTCTTATTAATAACTTCTATATGAAGCATCGCCTGTATTATATTGTTGTAAACCATAATTTTCAAGCTCTTCAAACGCGCGAAGTATTTCATCAGCAGTTCTAACACCGCTAAAGTCTGCATTAATCGTAGTATTTCTACTAGATTCATACTGATCTCTTAATCCACTTAACTGTGCGCTAAGTAATTGTGTTTGAATCTGCATCTGTGCGGTTGCAATAGAAGTAGCTAAAATAGACTGTGCAAGTTTGTCAATATTCATTTGTCTTAAAGCTTCAACTGCGGCAAGCATATTACTTGTATCAGATTCATTTAAGACTAATTCTTTTTGATGAAGCACTGCCATGCGGCCACCCATGCCATCGATGCCTTGACCTGACCAATCGCCGGTGTATCCGCCGGATTTGAAATTAACAGTTCCAGAGCCAATATAAAATCCTTTTTGCCCATTATTTAAAAAATTATATTTTGTAAAATTTAATGCAAGAAAACGTTTTATAAAATCTGCTCCATATTGGTCTTTAATAAACCATTCTCCTGAATTATTCTTAGTAAGAGAGCCTCTTTTTCTTAAATCAGATATATTAGAATTATTTGCGATAGCATCATTTAAATAAGATTGACTTGAAGAAGGATCTGTAATGATTCTACCACTTCCAGCTTCAATTTTAACTTTGGTCTTTACATCAATTATTGGAGGTTGAGGTTGAGTTCTTCGTCCCCCAAAAATTTTATTTGGATCTGTTTCTGCAGTAGACATATAACTAGATCCGCCTCCCGTTGATCCGCCACTATTATCATTATATCCTAAATTGCCTTGAATAGCAGGAGCATATGTTGCAGAACTAATAGGAGTAGAATTAATCTGATTAATAGTATCCATATGTGTTCTTGCAAGAGTCTCTAATGCTTGATTTGCTTCTTGAATTGCAGAAACCGCATCATCCTTAAAACTTCTGTAAGCTTGTGCACACTCTTCAAGGTAACCGCGCATCTCTTCAAGTTTTTCATTAGTATCATTAAGATTATCTGCTAAATCTTCATTACTTTCATTTAATTCTTCAATAGCATCTTTAGTAGGATCAATACCTTCTTCTACAAGCTTTTGATATTCAATGCCTGCAGTGTTAAGAATACGTTGAGTCTTTTCAACATATCTTTCTTGTACTATATCTAATTCATTAATAGCATTTTTACAAGCTGTAATAAAACTATCTTTATTATCGCCCGCAAATCTGTCAACTAATTGAGTAACAGTTGCATCCCACATTGGAAGAATTTCTGCATTTTCAACATCTGCAAAATATTGTGCTGTTCCGCTGAATAAATCTTGCTTAGTTTTTTGCGCTTCTCCATATGCAAATACTATCTGCTCTTCATTCCTATTAAGAAGTTCTTTTAATTTATTAGCTCTCTCTTCATCTCCAACAAGTTCAGCTTCATCAAGTTGGTTCATAATAGAAATTCTATCTTTTTCAAGTTGGATAATATAATCATTAGTTTCTTTATTTCTCTTCTTAACTAACTCATACCAAGCTTTACGCGCTGTTAAGCCAGCCTTCTCCGTATCTTCAATAGCCTGCTCATCACCAGTATATTGATATGTGTAATTACCTTGATTATCTCTTCTTAAACGCATATTAGATTTATTTCTTTGTGCATCTTGAAGAGCCATTTCCGCTTTAAGAATCTCAAGTCGAGCTTTAGACTCATCAATATCATATTGAGTAAGTTTTTCTTTCTCGTTAAGTTTCTTAAGTTCTTCATCCATGAACTTATTAATCTTTTCTTGATTCTTTGCGGTAAGACCTGTTGCATTTGCAGCATCTTGAAGAACATTTGTATATTCTTCCATATTAACTGCACGTTCAACATTATCAAAATATTGGTCTGCATAATCATTAATTAATTTCCATTCTTGTTCAAGCATATCTGTGCCAAGACCGCCAGACATAACTTTATCAAGAACTTCTGTAATTGCACTTACACTATTCTTTCTCCACTCTTGAAGATTTTTAATACTTTCTTCAACAGTAGAATTAAGTTCTTTATTAGCTTTAATATACTTTTCAGTAGATGTATCTAATGCTTTTTGAAGAGTCTTATATTCTTCAGTGCCCTCTTCTGCAGCAGCTAATAATGTTTTATATTCTGCAATCTTTTCTTTCCAATAATCACGACCAATACGTTGTGCTTCAATAGTTTGAAGATTATTATCATATTGTTGCTCATATTGTTTAGCAAGAGCATCATATGTATTTTCACCACTGATAAGTTTAATAAGTTCAAGATTATGATTGATTTGATCTCCAATGTTCTCCCATCCTTCAACCTGTTTATCAATCATATCTTGCGCTGATTCAAGCATACTTAAGTAATTATCAGAAATATTTTCAATCTCTTCTTTTGCATCTTTAAGCGCGCTCATTAACTTATCACGATAATTAGTTAAATTTTCTTCAGATAATTTAGTATCTGTACCAAATAGTCCATCAAGACCGTAAGTAGTGATTTGAGTATTTACTTCATCTAATGTTTCTTTTAAATGTTGTGTAAGTCCTAAAACATCATTATTAGATGAACCTCCTACTCCAATTAATTCACCAAGTTTGCTAAAACTTTTTGCAACTTGACCAATAAAATCATCGCTCTCAATGTCTTTAACTACATCATGCCAGAAGTCTTTCCATTCTTTTCTTGCATCACTTAATTCAAGCTCTAAATCAATTTCAAAATTAAATTCTTCTACATCTTTTTCAATCTGCTTGTAATATAAATCTTGTAATTCCTTTATTAAATCTTCATAATCACCATAGAGTTTTTCATAATCACCAACAGCATCTTCGATTTGCTTGATGCGGTCTTCCTCAGCTTTCATTTCAGCTTCAAACTCTTCTTGCGCATCTGCTGACATTGAATTATATTTATCTACATAATTCGTATTATAGCTAGCATAAAGTGCGTCAAGGCGGTCTTCCGCATTTGTGATAACAGAACCATCCGCATTAAAGGTAAATCCTTCATTTTCAAGCTGTTTCTTTCTTTGACCTAAATCACCAATCTGAAGAGCTTTCTTTTCTTCAAGTTTCTCTAATTGCTCATCAAGTAATTTATTTTCTTCTTGAAGCGCATCAAGATAACTTACTCCCCAACTATGACTCTCAATTTCATCAATTCTATCAAGCTTATTACCAATTTGATCAAGTTCAGTATTTATCTTGCGATAAATATCATGTTCTCTCTTAAGATATTCTTCATGTTTAGCTTCTTTCTCAGAACCTGAAGATGATGACTTACTTCCACCAAGCGCACTTCCTAAATCACCTGATAAAATTCTTTGTCTAACAGAATTTATTGCTTGAAGTTTTACATATAATGCTTGACCAACTTGTTGAGCATAAGCGTCGTTTGAAATACCTTCTTTATTAAGTGCGGCTGCCCAGTATGCTTGCCAAGAACTAATACCCTCTCTCGCTTTAATAGCAGCTTCTGCAGCAGCATTACCTAACATATTAAGATTTTGAGAAGCAACTTCCATTCCTTCAATTTCTCTTCGTCTTGCTTCATCATTAAGTTCAGCCATAGCTTGCTCATAAGCCTCAGCTTCCGCCTCATCTAATCTTGCTAAAGCAATTTGTTGAAGAGCTTGCTCATTAAGACTCATTTGTCCATTTTCCATTTGAAGAGCTGATAAATATGCAGTATCCATATTTAAGAAAGTCTGTAAATTATCCATAGATAATTGTCCAGTTTCGTTATACTCTTCCATAACAGAAGTTAATGAACTATATGCTGATTGAAGATTATCAATACTAGAATTAGTAGCTTTTAATGCATTTTGAACAGCTTCTCCCCATTCTGCCCAAGATAGTTCTGCTTTTTCTACTAAGTCACTAATACTCTCTATTTCTTCATTAGCTTTTATAAAATCTTGAGTAATATCAGAAGCTTTTTTATATTCAAGACCTAATTCGTCTAATTCTTCTCTATATTTTTTATTAGCTTTTATATTTGCAAGAACTTGATTTCTTTGCTCTTCAGACATGGAAGCTAAAGTTGATAAAATAGTTAAATCATCTTCTGAAATTTGTCCTGCAATAAAATCAAACTCATCTGCGTTATTTGTTAATCCATCTTGTAAAGCTTCACTAAATTTATCTACTAATTCTTGAATATGATCAAGATCCTCTGAACTTAAATCTTGTTGAAATACAGTATTAAAATAGCTACTATCTGTAAAACCAACTGCATTATCCTGAAGACTGAACTCTTGTCTAATAGATTCAAGCATAGCTTCATAATTTGCTTGATTTTCAGCTAATTTATTTTGTCTATCTGTATATTCTTCTTCAATATCTGCACGTTTTTGAGCCTGAAATTCATTTTCTAATTTACCAGCTTGTAAATAATAAGCTAATAAATGACCTTGTTGTTGTTCAAAAGTTTCATTTTCAAATTGTTCTTGAGTAATAGCAATATTTTCTTCAGTGCCTTTATCAGTAACGACTTTTAAGGTTAAAGTTTTATCCTTAAAAATTTCATCAATATCTTCTTGTTTAAATTCTTTACCTTCAGAATTTACTAAAGCTGTTTTTACTTTTAAAGATATATCTTGATCTTCTAATCTATCAAATAAACCTTCATAAGCTTCTTTAAATTTATCTAAACTTTCATATGAATTTGCTAATTCTATATTACTAGAAAGAAAACTTGCTGCACTTATAGGATTATCTGCAATAAATTTTTGAATTTCTGTTTCTGAGAATTTTAATCCTTCTACTAAAGTCTTTTGGAAAGAATCTTTATCTGAATAATTTTTAAATCCAATATTAACTCCATCTAAAAATTCTTTTGCCCATTTTGCGCCTTCTTCTTCAGTTGCAAGACCTGAAGATACAGCTTGAGAAGTTAAAGATTTAAGAGCTGATTCATAATCTTGATAATTTCTTATGCTAGAAGTATCAAATTCATATCCTATTTTATTTAAACCAGATTTTTTCTGTTCTTCTTGAGCCTCTCTTATTTCTGCAATAAGTTCTTTATTTTCTTGATAATATTTCCATAATTTTTTATTTTCATTGGTTTTAAAAAAGTCAGCAATTTCTTGATCAGTAGCATTAACAAACCATTGTGCGTAATAAGCAGAACCAAGAACTTTTTCTTGAGCCATTCCTGCCTGTAATAAAGATTGACCTGAAGAAATTCTCTCAGAAGCTTTATTAAATAATTCTTCGTTCTTTTGCTTGTTAACCGCTCTTATAGAATCTGCAAGCTCATCATAATCACCTTTAAGAGCTTTTACTATAAGATCTTCATCACCATAGGCTTTTACCAATTCATAAATTTGATCTTGTTGCTCTTCTGTTAAATTATTTTGGGCATCTCTTTGATTATAAATTTGTAAGTAAGACTTAGTTAATTCTTCAATACTTTCTTGCTCTTTTTTTGCAGCTTCAATTTTTTCATTAGTATTATCAAAACTTGCTTTTGCATCTTCATAATTTCTTTTAAGTCTTTCTTCTTCGGCTTTATTGATAGCTTTATAATAAGCAGTTAGTCCTATTGCTAAAGCAGCAATTCCTGCTGTTGCAAGTTTTGCTTTTCCTGGTAAAGCTTCAAATTTTTTAGCTAATCCTGCAATTTTCCCTGATAGTCCTGTAACCTCTTTTTGTTCCTGTTGTCTTGCTAAAATATTTGCGATAGTTTGTTGAGTATCTTTTGAAAGACTACCATTTTCAAGTTCTTCAGCTACTTTTAATTCAAGAAATGCACGAGACTCTTTATTAATAATTTGTGTTAGTTTAGTTTTTACAGTTCCATCAGTTATTTCTAATGCTATTTTTGCAGCTGTGGCTCCAGATTCAAGATTTGTTATTGCAATACTTGCATTTCTTACTGCATTAATACTTGATATAACTTTTAATATACCTGGGGCAATCATTGAAAGGCTCATAAAGCTTTGTAAAAGTTTGTCTCCCCAGCTCATATTATCATCAGATAAAGTTTTAAATAAAGATTTTATACTTTGTAAGCTAAAAGCCATAGTGGAAAGTCCTTGAACTACATTAGTAATAGAACTAATTGTTCTTCTAAGATCTAATTGCTCTGTAGCTTTTATACTGCTAACAAAATTATCTGCATTTTGTCGTGCTTCATTAAGATTTTCTGATAAATCTTTTCCAGTTTTAGCTAATTCTTCATTTTTTCTTTTTGCAGTTTCAGTAACTTCTTCAATAATCTGTTTTTCTTTGTTTAAAGCTATAGTAATATTTCTCTTTTTAGAACCTAATGAATAGCTTGATTCTCCATTAGCAATAGCTTCATAATAAGCTTTTAATTCTTCTTCTGTTTTATTAATTGCATTTTGTAATCTCTTTTGATCTTCTTCTGAAAGATTATTTGCATTAATCATTTTATTAATAGCTTTAATATATTCGTCTTCTGCTTTACTAGCATTTTCTAAGGCTTTATTATAAGCATCTTGAGAAAATATATTTGCTTCACGAGTCTTTTGAACTTCTTTATAACTTTCTGCAACTTTTCGATTAAGATCAACAAGTCCTTCTGTAGTTTTAGTAGCTGTTTCTAAAACTTGATTACTTGATTCTACATTTATTGTTGATGGATTTGATACATCCATCTTATTAAGAACATCGTTTCTTGCATCTGCAGTCCCCCTCATTCCTTTTTGACCTGCAGCACGTGCTTTCATTTCTTTTTGATAATTTTCTGCTATAGCATCTTGTTCTTGTTTTATAATAAGTAATTCAGCAGCTTGATCAATTAAATCATTATAATGTTGAATTTCTCCTTCAGACATTATATCGTAATATTGTTGCGCGTGTTCTTTTAAGCTTATAATCTCTTGAACTGCACCTGGCATAAGACCTTTATTTTCAGCCCATTTTTTTGTTAAAGATAATTCTGCATTTAACATAGCAACATTATCTTTAGCATTTTTAAATTTAATAATAATATTACTTATTTCTGTAGATAATTGTTGATTAAAAACTTTTGTAATAAGAGCAGATAAACCAAAAAAGGCTCCCTTCATTCCTCCAATAGAATCTACAAATTTTGTAACAACTCCAATTATTTTTGTAAATGCATCTGTAATATCATTAATAGTATCAGTATCTAATAAAGAATCATATAAATCTTCCCATTGAGTCTGTAAAACTTGAAGATGTGCTTCAGTTGATTCCATATAAATATCTTGTTGCTTTTGTAATGTACCCATAGAATTTTGAGAAGTATTTAATGCATTTGAATACATATCCCAGTTATCAAATAAAGCAACTAAATTATTATATTGACGTTTACCAGCAAGAGACTGCGCGATTGCTGCTTGCTGTGCTTTAGTCCAAGTATCCCATTTACTCGCAACTTCTTCAATGACATCACCCATCTTACGTAAATCGCCATTAGTATCAAGTATTGAAATACCAACCTTTTCAAGAGAACCAGATACGTCACCAAGTTTTAAACCATCTTCATCGGTGTCTCCAAGCTTAAGGTCTGACATACGTGCAAAAATAGTTTTTAATGCAGTACCGACTGACTCAGGCGCTTGACGAGTAATAGATACAATAGTTGCAATCATAGCATTGAGTTGATCCATGTCAACTCCCATATTATTTGCGGCAGATGCAACTTTACTCATACCAACTGATAATTCTTCAAGGTCTGCAGCTGTGGTTGCGGCAACCGCAGCTAATTTATCAACTGCAAGCTCTGTCTCTTCAGCACTTACTTTATAACCATTCCAAACGGCGGTTAACTCTTCTGATACTGCCGCACCAGACTGTCCTGTAACATTTGCAGCTTTAAGAGTTGTTGCAGCACGCGCATTAGCCTCTTCATCGCTTAAACCTTGCTGATAGTAAATTAAAGCAGCTTCTGTGTATTCAGTTGTAGAAGCTCCTAGACTTTTTGCAGCTTTATTTGCGGTACGAGCAAAACGCTCCATTTCATCAGCAGATTTTCCTGTAACTATACGAATATCATTTAAAGATGTATCTAAATGTTGAACGTACCCATACGCTTGCTGAACAGCGCCTGTAAAACGATTAATTGCACTTGATGAAATTTGCCACTTTAATGTATTCATTAAAGTTTGTCCCATTTTTTCGAGTATGCCATTAGTTTCTTTAAATTTTAAATTTGTTGTTAATGATCTTGCTGCAATCTTACTAAAAGCCTGTTCTCCAACAGTACCTAATTTAGAGAAATCTTCTCTCATCCTAGATAAATCAAAACTTTGAAAGCTTTTATTTAATTTTTGTATATTAGTAATTCCAGTGGTTGAATTAAAAGCATTTGAAAAAGCATCTTCGATTTTACCTATGTCAGCTCTTAATTTCATCATTGACGATCTAACTTCGTTTATACTTAAGCCAGGGTTCATTTGTTGAATTTGCTTTGTATTTAAAGAAAGAGTACTTATTTTTTGTAACTCAGTCTTTAATTCATTAAGTCCAGCTTTGTCAACCTGAAATCCAACACTATATTGGATTTTACCAGCATTAATTGTCTGTGCCATATCCTTTTACCTCCTTATAGAGTAATCAAAAATAATCTTTTTATTTTGCGCAAAATAAAAAAATGCTCTTATTATTTATAATAATAAGAGCATTAATATTAATTAAATTTGACCTTATTCAATAGGCTGATTAGTTTGAAAGTCCCTTCCCGCATTGGCGGCGTTAGCAAAATTTACAACCTCTTGAAATTTTTCTGGATCAAAACCATTAAGTATATCACTTGCTTGCTGCATCGCGCTTGGCATTGAATCTATTAATGAAGTAATAAGATATGCAGCAGTTTGCTTATATTTTAAATTGACTTCTTCAATCTGTGTTACATATTCATAAAGTTCTTTCCATTCATCTTCAGGTATTTCTGCTATAATTTTATCAAGAAGTCCATCCTGTCTAAGCTTATCATATGTATCTAATACATTTGCTTTTTCTTCATCAGAAAAATCTATATCTGTATAAAACATAACTACAAATGTATAAAAATAAGCATCTACTAAAATAGGATGATAAATACCATCTTCAAACGATTCTTGTAAAACTAAATCAGCTAATTCCTTTTTATCTTCTGTTGAAATAGATTGCTGAATATTAATTGTATTTCCATTAACATCAAGTGGTGTTACTGGAACAGGTTTTTCATTTATTAATTCTGAAAAATTCATATCCTTGTATCTCCTTTATATTTATTCTTATTTTATTATAACAAAAATTTTAATTTTTGTCAAGACTAAATTGAAGCATCTGGCTCAAAATTAAATACACCTTCTTTATTAGCAATACCTTGTTTTATTCGTTTATTAATCTCTTCTATTGACGTACTAGTAGCAGAAGCTATAATATCATATCCTAAATCTTCATCTTGTTTAGTAAAAAGATCCATTAAAATATCCTCAATTTCTTGGTCTGTTTTTTTACCTGATATAATTTCTTTTAAAGAAGGAATTATGCCTTTAACTTCTTTGACTTGAACTATATAAGTTTCTCCCTTTTTATTTGTTTTAGGAAGAGAATAAGCTGATTTCCCTTTAAAGACTCTTTCCACACCTCCTAAAGAACCTAAAGTACCATTTAAAAGTTTTAATTGAGCATTTAAAACATCTCCACCTTTTATAAAAGAAATAGAATCAAAAGTTTTACTAATACTATATTTACGTCTTTTATCAAAAAGATTTTTTACTAAAATATCAGCTCCTCCTTTATCCTTAGGAACCCATGATTTAGTTCCACGTCCTTCTTTTCTACTTGCTCTTCTTAAAACATCAAGCCTATCCATATATTCAAAAATATGTCCTCTATTAAAATTATCTTTCTTTTTTTCTTTACCTTCATTTCTTTCATTCCATTTATTTATCGCTCTTTTATAAAGTTCTTTAGTTCCTTTTTCCCAATCTTTTTCAGGAGGTTTTAATGCCGATAATCTATTATTATTATCTCTGGTTAATGAATATTCTTTAACAGCATTTTGTTGAAATCTTAAACAAGAGTCTAAAGATTTTTTAGAACTTGAAAAACTAATAAACCTATCACTACCAAGAAGAGTTTCTATATCAAATTCTACAATATGAACATCATTAACTTGAGAATATTTTCTTTTTTTCTCCTTAATAACATCGCTTTCTTCAATTACTGTTTTAAAAATAATCTTCTCTCCCGTTATTCTTTCTCTTATTTTATATAATAAAAGAAGTCCTTGTCTAATATAAGTTTCTGCAATTTTTGCATAAACTTCAACTTCCTGATTATCAGGGTTTTGACTTCTTGATAAAGGACTCTTTATATTTAAAGTGTTTATTTTTCTTTCAAATTCAGTGAGACTATTTATAAACCTTTCACTCTCGATTAATATATCTTTTAAATTATTTTTTTGTTCTGTTATACCAAAAGGAAAATCTAATTCTTTAAAAGCTTGTTCAAGTTCTGTCTTATATACTTCTTCGGTAATATTCTCATAAGCCATATATTATTCATCTCCTTTCTACAAAAGGATATAAAAATAGCGGGAAGCACATATATAAAGTGCTTCCCGCATAAATATTTTGTTAAATTAATTAATCAGCATTACCTGATGTTCCGCCACCAGCTGTTCCTGCCCAATATCCAATGTACTTAGAATCTTCAATTTCATCCTTCTTATGCTCTAATGTTGTATTATGAGGCATAACTGGTTGAACTGTCTTAGTAGCATTGTTTTGATCTTCAACAACTTGAATTACACAAAGAACTTCTCTTGACTTATCGAAATAAGTATAACCTGGAAGAGCATCCATTGTGAAAGTAAATGTTGAAGGATCGCCTGTTCCAGAAAGTGAGAATGTAAAGTTAGACTGAATCTTAACATTAGGGAATGTTAAGTTAGCCGGCATATCAACACCATCACTCTTACGTCTGAATAAAGTATCAGCTTCAACATAATAGTTGCCAGCGAAGTTATCAGCAGCAATTTGAAGTTCATCAACTGCTGTTGCATTTTTATCAAGATAATAGTCTACAAATACTGTATAACTCTTACCAGCTTCAATAACTGTTCTTTCTTCAGAAGCGAAATCAGCAATACCTGAACTTGAAACTTTTGTAATCTTAATACTTTGATCTGCTGTTCCACTTGCAGAAGGAGTCCAAGTATAAGTACCATCGTTACCTTTAACTGCATCACCAACAGCAACTGAAGTACCAACAAGCATTTCACCTGTTAAACTACCGTCACCTTCTGTGATAATTACATAAATAGGTGAATCATTCGTAGCGCAAAGTTTTTCACCTGTACCAAGAACATCGCCAAGTCTAATATAACCATCAACACCAGTATCTGCTCCTGCTACTAAATCAATAGTTGCTGTACTTGTAGTATGGAAATGAACTTTACTTACTGATGAACTACCTTGGAAGAGGTCAGCACCAGAAAGCATTGCAAGAGAGATAGGAGAAAGGAGTGCATCCTCAACTGTAAAAGTTAATGTTTTCTCACCTTCCCAAGAGATAAGACGTACATTACCTCTACCACCTTGTGCATAAACTGTTGTTGTAGCTTGTTCAACAGAAGAAGTAGTAGCTGTATCAATATAAAGAACTGGCTGTCCTGGCTTAAACTGATATTTACCAATATTCTGAGCAGTCTTTGCTCTGAACACCATGTTCGCACATTCACGTACACCAAATTTCATAGCGTTAATTCCTCCTTATGAATTTTTATTCTTCTTTTGAACCAAATGACATATCTGTCATCCAGTCCTTAGGATCTTTTATTTTTGTTACACCGGCTATTTTAGCCTGATATGTAAAGTCAAACGACTCTTTTAACTGAAAACGTTTGAACTCTTCAACTAATTGATAAACAGAATAATTACTTAATACATTTTTGTCTTTATGTTCACCTGTTGCTAATATGTTTATATATCTTCCATATAAACTTGTTAATTCAGGATGTTCACCACGTTCTTTTCTTAATTCTGCTAAATATTCATGTTTTTTACGAAACTTTTCAGCTATTGCGCGAGCACGATCTCCCGCGGGGTTATAGTCTTGTTCCGTTTCACCATGTAACTCCGCTAAACAAAACATATCATAAATAATTCTGCGGAAATCCTCAAAATTACTATTATCAATCATATGCATTTGTTCTTCATCTTTAAGTAAAATTGAACCTGGTGTAAAAAAAGTTTGACAAGTAGGAAAAAGTAATACAAAAAGTTGCTGAATTGCTTCAGTAACTTGTCTTGTTTGCTCTGTTTTACTTGAAATTATTTTCATTAATATATCAAAATTTGATAAATTCTCTAAACCAGAATTGTCCTGAAAATTTTGATAGTCTTTAGTAATTGCATTAGCTCCAATAATTTGTGTTGTCTCTCCTATAAGTTGTATTTCATGTATTGAAGGTTGATGAATTATAATCTGTGCAGAAGGAAATGGTATATCAATTTTACAATCAAGAAGTCCTCTATGAACTATTGGTTTCATTTACTTGATAAACTCTCCCATGTAGCGTCATCTTCTGTAAAGTGTATAGCTTCATAAGTTAAAGTGTAACCCGCAAGGTTACTATCTAAAACAACTTCTTGACATCCCGCAAATACAAATTTTCCAACGCCAGATAATTTATTAAAATTTAAAATACCATCTATATATCCTGCAATCATCAAAGGTCTTATTTTAAACCCTTGCATCTCCCATTGTTTAGTATGACACATAATATCAAAATGTACCATACAATCCCTAAATCTTTCATTAACTTGATTAGTCATAAAGTTATCAAAAGATAAATGAATATAAGATTGAACATCTTCATGCTCATTAAACTCTAATCGAGGTGATTGTCTTATGTAATCTTTATCCTTCAAATCTTTGATAGAATATTTTTTCACAATTTCATCATATCTTGTGATAGAAGGATCTAAACAATCGGGTGTATTTATAATAAGCAATCTTTTTAAATAATTACTATATTGTTGACTTTCAACAAATAGCTTATTTAAAATAATCTCTGTATCTTTTTCGCAAGAAAGAAAAGATGATTGAATTGGCGGTAATATTGCATTTCTTTGCATATCTTTTCTCCTTTTATCTCCTAAAATGATTTAACTACAATATGTTTCATAACTTTGTCATTATAGCAAATATCAAATTCACCTATTTGACCATATAACTGTATATAAACAATAGAAAAATCACCATCTTTTATTGCATCTATGTCAAATCTTAAATTTTGATTGGTTATATTTTCAATAGTCCAAGCAGCGCCTTCAATATAATCAGTTTTAAAGCTAATTTTTTCATAGATATAAACGACAGTATCTTCTAATAACTCATGATTTTCTTGAATTTTTGCTTGTTCTTCTGCACTTACTTCTTCAAATTCATTATTGAAATATTCTTTAACAAATACTACAATAATGTCATCAATGATATTAGGCTCAACCGCCTGTACTTCCCAAGGTTTTAGTTCTCCTTTTATATCAGGTAATTTAACTATTTTAAATCTTTTAAAATAATCAAGAGTAGAATCATTCCTCTTAAAATAAAGCGCTCTGGTATAGTTTAATTTATTTAAAACATCTCGATTCTTTTTATACCATTCTAAAGTTTGTTGTTCTTGACCAACATTAGAGAACCAATAATCTTTCCCATCTATATTAAGCGGGAATGGGTAACATTTGCGGACGTCCGCTCTAAAGTAAGCTAATTCCTCAACATATCGAACTGTAACTAACCATCTTGTTTTGGTCTCTTCCCATTCAAACGTATCACCGCATGAAATAGGAATATCCACAATACCTTCAGAAGTTTTACCAACTCTTGGAGTATTTAAACAAATATCTTTAAAAGGAATGGATAAAATCTTTTTATCTGCTTCATAAGATAATTTATCAGGATTCATAAGACCTCTAAATTTAAGACTTTGCAATCCTCCTAAACCCTCATTTGATTTTTCATCATAATCAGGATTATCTATAATGATAGTGGCACCTTGATAAGAATATAAAGAAGCTTTCTTTAAACTATGTAATTTATCACTTATCATTCGACTTTGTTGGTTCGCGCCACCATTATAGTCAAGTCTTTTGCGCATATTATCTAATGCACTCATGTTTAACCTCATTTAAAAGACCTAAGCACTCAAATATAATTCTTCTATATAAAGGAAAATCTTGCTCTGAAACAAGAGTGAAAAGTCCTTCAAGTTTACAAATCACAAGGAATAAATCAGTTTGAAAGTCGAATAACAAACGATTTAATCCAACTAATTCTTCAATAATCGTTTGGAGCGGCTTTTGCCAATCTCCGCCTTCTTCTCGTAATGGGAGAAGTTTATAAGTTAAATTAATAGCTCTTTTTAAAAAACTATCAATATTTTCTTTATCTATTTCAAGATTATATTTCACGATCATACCAATTAGCCTCCTCTCCGTTATCTTTAGCGGGATCTTCATTTCCTAAAGAAAATGAATAAGTAGGAGATTCCATTAAGGTATGCATAGTAGAACGATAAACTCCATTTGAATCAACTTTTCTTCTTTTGTAAAGTCTTTGTAAATGGAAACCTTTACGTTCATACTCTTTTTTCATGGATTGCAATTTACTCATATGATTTGCTTGTGAGGTCATTTTAAAATCAGAACCAGTGTATTTCATTCTAGTATTCTCTACACTTGCTAATTGCTGTCCAATCCATTCCTCAACCATATAAGTAGCAAGAATATTACATTCTTCATCTGTTAAATCACTGATAAAGTATCCAACTTCACAATCTTCATCTGCATTAGAAGGTACATATTCGAGTGATTTACGCGGGAACTCAAAAGAATGAACTGCTGAATCAAGTAAATCTTCCACTATCTTTTCAGTATCTTCTCTTGTAAATTCCATATACATATCATCAGTAATTTTCTTAAAAAATAAATCATAAACTGTTGAAAAAGGTGTCACTTAAATCACTCCTTTTCTTCATTACTCCTCATCTGGAGTAACTTTCTTTTTAGGTACTGATGTTTTTCTTGTAGTTGTACTTGCCTTTGGCGGAGCTGCCTTTCTTGTAACAGGCTTCTCTTCCTCAACAACATCTGTCTTACTAAGCTCGATAGCATTTGCAACATTAAAACTTAATTTCTTTAAAATTAAATCTCTCTTTGCAACATCATTAAGCGGAAGCTTAACTGCTAAATCCTTGATTAAATCAAGAACTCCGCTCGGAGCAAAATTTAAACAATCTTCAAACTCATCTGCGGTTCCATTCTTCATAAGTTCAATAACCTGTTTCTCGGTATAGAAATACTCTGGCTCTACCTCACCTAAAAGTGCGGCAACCGCCTCTTCATCATAAATAATTAAATAATTAGTTATAATATACATACCACCAGGAACTTGCGAAAGTTTAAAAAGTTCATCAAATGTAATCTGCTTAACCTCATTAGGCTGATATTCCCTATATAAATTATTTAAATCAGGAATAGTATAAGTAACAGTACCAAAATCTCTATTCTGAACTTTAATTAATTTGCTGTTTGCTAACATATCTCTTTTCTCCTTTTATCTCCATTATATATGAATAAGGGGAGATTATAATAATCTCCCCTATTCAATTTATATTAATCTTCCAGTGTTAAACCAGATAAATCAAATTCTTGAGTATTTTCGAGTCCATCAACTGATGTAGATACAATCTTAAACTTCTGAGAAGTACTAGAGACTCTAAATACACCATTCTTATCAGAATCGTTAATAATCTCTACAAGACCACTTCCAGCGCTAGGATCAAGGCCTACTTTGACACTGCTATACTTAGAAAAATCATTATTAGCAAAGTTAAGTGCTAAATAATTTCCTTCTTGTAAAGCTGGATCACCGCTGAAACCTGTATATCCAGTAACATAATTAAGTGTACCAGTAATTGCACCATCTACAACTACAACATTGTCTTGTAATTCGCTAACTGTCTTGCCGAGAATTGTAACATTGCCACTTTCGGCTTTAGCGTCAATGTTTACTGAAAAACCGGTGAAAGTCCAGGAGCTGCATTAAGAACTAATGTCTTGCTAGCTGGAGAAAGACTTGTATTCTGATATACACAGATACCTGCGTTAAGACCTACAAGACCGATACCAAACTTCTTATAAGTCTGGATTTCTCTTGACCAATCCTTGTTTTCCCACTCTCTAACTGCTGCATCACCTTCAAATGCAACCTTGATAGGCTTATCTGCACCTGTTGGAATAATGTAAGCGTAAGATGGATCGATAACCTTTTCTGTATTTGCAGCAGTCTCATAATCACCAATTTCATATGAGTTAGGAAGAATAACTACATTATGTCCCTTGTAGTTAGCAAGGTAACCTGTATTCCACATTGTGTTCTTCTGCTCATTTGAAATCCAGTTCTGGTCTGGAACCATAGTAGCAGCAAATTCAAATGTACAGTAGATTGTAGCCTTACCATATGAATCTGCAATCTGAAGAAGCTGATCCATGTTTGACTGTACAAATGTGTTACCTGATCTCTTGTTTGTTCCAGGAATTTCGTTGATCATTGCCTTAAGAGCCTTAGCAATTTCACGATAAACACAATCATTAAGACCATCATTAATGATTTCAACTACGTCTGCCATATCGATTCTACCATCAAGGTACTCTTCAAAACCGATCTGAGCAGCTCCGCCCCATGCCTCAGTAGGAACTTCTACTGTATAACCATCAAGCTTGAATACTTCGTAAACACCTGCAAGACCAACCTTAGTAACGAACTTCTTAGCTCTCTGTTTAGAAGCCTGTGAAGCCTTTACTGAGAAGATTGCCTTCTCGCCCTGTGCGAATGTACGAATATCAGCAAATGAACCATACTGTTCAATAACTCTTGCTGGAAGAACTTCATTAATAACCTGCTCGATTAACTCGAAAAGGATATTCTTATTCTCTCTATAAAGAGCGTAAGTTCCAGCAATTTCTCTTAACTCTGCACGAAGAGTTTCATCTAATTCTTTATAACTATACTTGCTATCACCAAAGCTATAAGCAACAGCTGCAGAAGGATTAGCCTTTGCCACTGTCTTAGCAAGTGTAATAAGTTGTTTCTTTTCTAATGCCATGACTATAATCCTCCTTATTAAGATATTCTCTGTAATTTAACAGCGTCCTGACCATCAGCCATAGTTGTAATAGCAACTACCTTAAATGCTGGCTGTCCAGAAACAGCTGAACCAACTGTAAGATAACCTGTTGAACCAACGATAAGTGTGTTTCCTACTGCAACAGTAACACCTGTTGTCTCTGCTGAATCTGATGTATTAGCTTCAAGAGTATTTGTTGTGAAAATATCACCAACATTTGTCTTATAGAGACGAGGAACCATTTCCTTATCAACATAATCATTCTTTTGCATAGCAAAATACTTATGTCCTTGCTTTCTAGGATCATAAAGTTTCTCTTCATTGTAAACTAAAAGCCACTCACCAGCAACACTTGAGCTAGCAACTGCTTTTCTATTTTCATAGTCATACTTTAAGAACATACCGTTCTCAATAATATTAAGGCTTGAATCAGCAATAAGCTGAGCATAAATCTGTCCAGTTCTCTGAGCTGAAAGATGATTAGGCTCTACTTGTCCAAAACCTTTTCTCTTTATTGTAGCCATTTCGGAATCCTCCTTTATGAATTTTTATGCTTATCAACTGCCTGAAGCCATTCTGGTTTATCATTTGCATAAGAAATAGCTTCAATGCTAACTGTTTGAACTTTTTCTTCTTTTTCAGAAGTATAATTTATTTTCTTATCATAACATATAACAGCTAATTTAGACTTAATTTCATCTAAACTATATTCTGCTTTATGTTCAATAACCTCTTGTTTATCTTCATCAGATAACATCGAAAATTCTGCGATAAGAGCATCTTTTTCTGCATTTTCATATGAAGCAACTTTTTCTGCAAGCGCATCTCTTTCTTCTTTAAGTGCAGAATATGATTTCTGAAGCTCTTCAAGTTCAACAACAACTAATGAATACTTGTCATCTTCCTTTTCCTTATCTTCTTCATCATCTTTCTTCTCTTCGTCTTTTGCATCATTTTCTTCTTTATCTTCAGAGTCGTCTTTCTTAACGTAATCTGGTGATCCACTATCTCCACCGTTTCCAGCATCAGAACCACCTTCAGTAGCACCAGCTTCACCATTATCTACACCCTCTGCAGGAGTAGTAGTTTCCTCTGTTGTTTCTGTTGTTGTTTCTGTACTTTGTTCAGTAGTAGTTTCAGTAGATTCTTCAACAGTATTACCTGTATTAGTAGGATTCTCTACAATAGGAGTTTCTACTTCAGGCTCCTGTGGTTCTTCTACTTCGATAGATGAATCAACTGATTTCTTTTTGATTTCATCTTCCACTTTTTGACTACCTCCTTGTAAAGTATATTGCAATTCCTTCATCATTGACCATAAAGTAGTCTTAAATTGGTCATCTAAAGTAAAGTTTTTGCTTACATTAGGTGCGGTTATGCTTGAACCTTCAAAACATGGCTCTACATCGTCACCTAAAATACATAATTTAGAAAATACTGCGTCATTTATTATAAAAAATTCCATGTCTGAATTTGCTTCTTTTGCCCAAAATCCGCTCATAGAATTTTCATCTAACTCCATTGATTGCGGTTTCCCGCCTTCCATAAATAGTTGTTGAGCTTCTTGATACTGACCTGTCCATAAGTACCCTGTTGTCATTAAATAAGTTCTAATGGTAGATTCTCCAGTTTCATCAAATTCTTCAAATTCTTGAAACCACACATCTGCATCAGGAGAAACAAAACCATAAGGCTTTGTTAATGTTTTAAAATGGATTCCTTCACCATCAAGGATAACTTGATCTCCGTGGTCAAAGAAATCTTGTTTATCATCTCGATAGTACCCAACAATAGGAGCGCCACGTAATGTTTTTGCCATTTCCGTAGCAGCTTCCTTATTGATGCTAGTACCATTTCTATTTTTACCTAAATATAAAACTTTAATTTCACATTTAGACATCATAGGGTTTATATCAAGAGGCTGTAAATTAATAAACTCTGGAGCATTTATAGTCGCAATAGACTGATAACCATTCATTTACGAATCCTCCTTTTATATACTTAATTTTTGCTTTCAAGGTTTTGAAGAGTTTTGGTTGATTTTTCTTCATCTGGTAATTCAGGGCGGCCGCCTGTTGCGCCATTCTCCTCGTCTGATTTCATTGTAAGACCAGTTCTTCTTCTTCCTGTTTGCTGTTGCGCAAGTGCATCAGCGTTCATAGTATTAGAAGTAAGAGGAGGAACAAATACTGTAACTAAGTTAAGTAAATCATTCTCAAAGAAAGCATTTGCAAGAATTGTACTTTGCGCAAGACCAAGTGCAATCTGCGGAAGCATTTTTGAATAACCCATTTGAGTTTGCTCTTTATATAACTTAGAAAGCTCTTTATAATTACTAATTGTAGTAGGTAATATTTGTGCTTTGTAAAATACCTTTTTAGGAGTTTTATTAAAGTTAATTAAAAGCATATTCATTAAATCTTCAAATTGATTTAATAAATCAGTCATCATAGCTTCATCATTAGCCATTGATTTCTCAAGTGCTAAGTTACCATCTGTATTAAACTGCATTTGAGACACACCCGCCTCATTAAATACAGCTCTCTCAACCTTTTCCAAATCATCTACTGTTGTAGTAGTGTTTCGGTCTGCCATATCTGCAACTTCAACATCACAGAAAGTCGTTAAAACATCTATTCCAATAGCTCTACTAAGCATCTTAACCGCATTATTATGAAGCATTTGACCTTCTTCCATATCGAAGATAGGATCTCCATTTTTATCAAGCGGAAGCTTCTGAATAATAATCTTTAAAAGCTTTTGAGCCATTTTCTTTCTATCTAATTCTTGTGCTTCATCTAAGTCGATTAATGCAGGAATTACTGTTGCAAGAATTGGCGAATCTTCATCATTCATATTTATTTTAAAAGCATAGTCAGGATCTAATAAATACCAACCTGAAGTATCTCCTTGAAAATCTGGTGTTAATTTACCTTTTTTATATAATCTATATCCTTTTAAGAAATCTTCAGGAAACATTTTTAATATTTTCTTTCTATACTCTTCATCAGGATATAAGTCATCAAAATATCTCATATTAAATTCTACAACAGGTCTACCATGTTGTTTATATCTTGACCGACAATATATAGGCGGAAGCTCTTGAATACTTGGTCCAGTTGTACTATGTACTATATAGCCATAATAACATCCAAATCGAACAACCTTTAATGCTATATCATTAAGAGTTCTTTTTGCTTGAAAGTTATCAAGATAATTTAAGGCTTTAAAGAAAGCATCTAAAATTTTATTAACATTCTTTGCACCTAAATCACCTTTTTCTTCATTATCAATAGGATAAGTATCTCCACCATAAATATAAGGAACGACATACCAATCATATCTAAAAAGACGTGCTAAATATCTACAAAGTCTTGCATAGATACCGCTTGTTTTATAATAAAAATCTGATATTTTTCTTAATTCTACAACATCATTTTTATCAATAACACGAAGCACATATTCTTTATTGGCATAATTAGCATTAACCTTTTTCTGTGGGGTGCTAACGACCGCATCTTCAAGTGTCTTAACCCCAACCTTTATTTTTGAAAAATCAATTAAACCAGTTTCAGGATTTATAGGATATTCATCTCTATCAGACAACAGTCTCATACCAAGATCACGATGTACAACTTCGGTCTTTCTTAAATTGTGCATGATAAATTCCTCCTAATATCCAGCTTTTGTCATAATATAATCATAATCAATTATATTTTCATCGGTGTATGGAATAATTACTAAAGTAATATTATGCTTTTTACAGTATTCACGCTTCTTTAAATCATTGAATTGTTGTTTCTGCAAACCGCTCCATCCACCAAATTTTTCCTTAGGCTGATAATGCTGAATACCTTGATATTCAATAAGAAAATCTAAATTTCCTTCATCATCAAAAACTGCAAAATCAAACCTAAGAGGTCTGCCTGTATTGGAAAGGAGGTCTTTAAAACTATATTCTTCTTGAAACTCTAATTCAGCTTCTTGTAATATTTCTTCTATTTTTATTTCGCCTCTACTAGCTCTCATACAATTCTCCTTTACCCAATATAACTTATATTAAATATAAAAAAGTATTAATATCTTTTTGTCACTTTTGACCAAAAATTTTTTAATTAAATAACATTAAACTTTCTATACTAAATCCTTTTCTCTTTCTTTTTCTCTCTTCTTCGCGCTTAATGAATAACATACCATATTCAAAAGCAGAGAATTTATCTTTTGGAGTTCCTTTAGAAGACTGTTTTAAAATAATATTAACGCCTTCATTATCTTCTACAAGATTAAGCATTTGCTCTCTTAAAGAAGTAGTTAAAGTAAAAGGCATTAAATATTCAGCTCTTTTTTCAGGTGTCATAGATTGACCTAATTTAGTATCCATAAGTTTCAGTTTTGCGGTTGTTTCATCTATTAAGAATTTTATCTTTCCGCTTGACAACTGAGTTTGAACATAAGAATGAGCTTCTGTATTGATTGGCGCATTTGCTTTAATTAAATACATAGCATCTTTAACTGTCTCAGGAGTTCTATATTTCTTATATTCAGGATAATCTTCTATGTTATCAACCCCAAAAGGAGGAAGTGTCTCGCCAGAAACAGGATCAATTTGTGCTTTGATCATATAGTCTATAAGACCAATACCAAGACCGTTTGCATCAATAGCACAGCATCTTGGTTTATATTTATTATATAATCTTTTTAAATTTATAGCCTGTTGCTCAAAATGCTCTTCTTCCCAAGAATAGATATTGACAATAGACTTAAGTGATGTTCCTTGCGGTTGCGGTGTTACTTTAATAATAACCGCCTCTGTTGAACATCCTTTTCTACCAACATCGACTCCAATTACATAATAAGCAGATTTACTACTTCTTCCACTAAATTCATATTCTGGTTGGAGAAGAATACGATATTTGTCAAAAATCTCTGACGAGAAATAAGCATTTTCCGCATCTCCGCTCCATTCAGATTCATACTCTCTACCGAATGAACTATCATTATAAGTTCCATCAAGCTTAAGTTGCTGTACGAAATTCTTAGCTAAAAGTCCTTCTGCAACTGGTACGCGCCATGTACCACCCATAACAACCGCACTTTCACTACCTGTGATTTGTTCAAGTAATACCATCATTAATTTTTCATAAGGATAAGTATTTTTCCAACCTGCAGTAGTTACATAAATTTGACTCTTATTAATGATTTCTTCAGGATGACGAGTGCCGTCTGGAAGAAGTCTATCTACGTTCATAGTAGGAATTATTACTTCATTTAAAAGTGTACCATCCACAAGAATAACCTCTTCTATAAGTCCTCCAGTAGCTCTTCGACCTCTCGAAGACTGT